CATCCACCAGCAGATGTGCCAGAAGGATGGGATCTAGCCGATGCCGACTGGAGCGTGGCCGCGGCCGCTGCATATCTCAAGCACAACCGCTCCGCACCGATTGAGTTGCCGGAATTGGTGCCAGAACCCGATCCAGAGCCAGCCATTGAGCCAGATCCACTGCCGGATGGCAATGACTATTTCACGTGCCTTGGCTTTGATCATGACGCCTTCTATTACCAGCCGCACAGCACTGGCCAAGTAACCAGGCTGTCGCGCTCAGCGCATACCGGCACCAATCTCTGCGCTATTGCGCCGCTCGCTTATTGGGAGTCGCTTTACCCATCCAAGACCGGCGCTAACTGGACCGCAGCGGCCAGCAGCCTGTTTGAACGCCAAGCTGCTGCTGGCATCTACTCACCAGATCGCATCCGCGGCCGTGGTGCATGGTGGGACCAGAAGCAATCCGTATTGCACCTAGGCGACCGGCTTGTATTGACCGATCAAGAGGCATCCATATCCTCCGGCATTGCCGGCAGTCGATACCTGTACCAGCGACTTGGCAGCTTGCGCGGTCCCGGCAAGGCAGTGCCGCTTGCCGATCAAGATGCATATCTGCTACTGGAGCTGGCGGGGCGGTTCAAGTGGGAGGTGCCAGCGTCTGGGCTGCTTATTGCTGGATGGGCAGCGCTTGCGCCGATCTGCGGTGCTCTTGACTGGCGGCCGCATATCTGGCTCACAGCAGGCGCCGGATCCGGCAAGTCAGCCATCCTTGATCGCTACATCGCCCCATTGCTCGGCGACCTTGCCCTTCATGTCGCCGGCAACACTAGCGAAGCTGGCCTACGGCAGACCCTACGGGCCGATGCATTGCCGGTGGTGTTTGACGAGGCGGAGTCCAACGAGCGCCCAGATCAGCAGAGGATGCAGGCCGTGCTGTCACTAGCGCGTGTGGCCAGCAGCGAGTCACGAGCGCAAACCATTAAGGGCAGCGCCGAAGGCGATGCACAGCGCTACACCATCCGCTCAATGTTTCTGATGAGCAGCATTGCTACTGCGCTGAAACAAGGCGCCGATAAATCACGCTTTGCGCAGCTCACCTTGCGCAATCCAAATGAGTTCGCCAAGCAAGCAAGGTTGGATCACTGGGAAGCGCTAGACCGTGATCTTGACCGCTACGTGACTGATCAAGTCGGGCAACGCTTGCAGGCGCGAACCATATCGCTGATTCCTGTTATTCGCCAGTCGGTTAGGGTCTTCACCCGTGCGGCTGCAGAAGCTTTCGATAGCCAGCGACTCGGTGATCAATACGGCACCTTGCTAGCTGGAGCATGGTCTTTGCAGTCGCGCGATGTGCCAACACGCGATCAAGCGTTCGCCTTGATTGATCAAAACGAATGGGAATCTTACTCTCAAACTACAGAGGTGCCTGACGAAAAACGATGCCTGCAACGTATCTTGCAGCAGCAAATCCGCGTGGAAGCGGACAAGGTTGTTACTAGAACTATTGGCGAGCTGGTAGATATTGCGGCGCATCATGCCGCTGATGCAGATATCACATCCACCATTGCGCAAGCGGTTTTAGGTAGAAACGGAATCAAGGCAGATGATGGCTACGTGTTTATCTCGAACACCGCCGAAGCCATTGCCACCATGCTCCGTGACACCGCATGGGCTAACTGCTGGTCCACCGTGCTGGCCCGATTGCCTGGCGCAGCCAAAGCCGGCACCGTCTACTTCCGCGGCACTGGCCTGAGCGGTCGAGCGGTCAAAATCCCGATCCAAAGCGCCTAACCGTAAGAAGGCGTAAGACCCGCCAGCCCAGTGGTGACGCGGGTTCTGACGTTTCTGACGTTTCTGACGGTTTCTGGAAACATATCCCCTATAAGAGAGGCAGAGAGCAAGGTTGCACAGGTAGGAGGCTTCTCTCTATACGTATATACCTTTTTTACCGTTAGAAACGTAAGAAGGGGGGCAAACCCCTTGCGGCAACTGGGTTTTGGAGTCTTACGCTTACCGTAAGAGACCGTCAGAACCGTCAGAAACCGCGCCACAGCTACGATTCGCCGCCAGCCACCAAAGCCAAATGCCCGAAATCAAGATCAATGTCACTGCTGACGACCTGGCGCGGCTGAACGCTGAAGCAACAGCTCATGGCATCCCGCGTGCGCATCTGATCCGGCAGCGTGCTTTGAGCGGTGGGGTTGTTGCAGGATTGACCACGGCGGCGTACCATGCGCTGGTGGCGGACGCCTGCGCCTTCATGCGTGGTGATCTGAACCGCCGTCACGTTGAAACTCTTGTTGCATATGTCATCGCTCATTCACATTCCAGCCAAGCAGCAACCGGTGATCAATCGGCTGCATGAGACCATGACCCAGGCAGTGGCGTATGCCGCAGCCATTGCCGACAACGCCATTGATGACGGCGTACCGCTACCCATGGAGCTTGTGGATAGCTTCGCCGCTGATTACGAACGCATCATCACCAGCCTCGTCACTGCCGCCACCGCCAAATGAAAGCCGTCACCTGCCAAGCCGATCTGGATCACGCGCTGCGCACCATTGCACCAGCCGTTGGCCATCGCAGCAGCCATCCGATCCTTGACTGCTGCCTGATCCAAGCCGCCGGTGGCGTCATGACCATCACCGGCTTCAACCTTGACCTCGGCATCACCGTCACCATCCCAGCCGCAGTGGAGACCGATGGCGCTGTAGCGCTGCCGTATCGGCTGCTGGCTGGCCTTGTGAGCCGCTTTGACGGCGATGAGGCTCTGACCCTCGCAGATGGCGCTCTGACCGCTTCTGCGGGCTCCTACGGGCTTGCAGCGGCTGATGCGGCGGATTACCCCGCGCTGCCGGTTGTAGACGCCGCTACGAGCGAGCTGCACCTATCCGCCGGCATCCGCGCTTGCATGGCAGCTGCCAGCACCGACGCCAGCAAGCAGATGCTTCAAGGCATCCACCTCGGCAATGGCCACATGGAGGCCACTGACGGGCATCGCTTGATGCGTTACGCCATTGACCTGCCAGATGGCCTAGACCTCGTGCTGCCCGCCAGCACCATGCGCCTGCTGCAAGATCGCGTGGTCACCATCGCTGTTGCCAAAGGCCAAGCCGTGATTGACGCAGGCGACGGCATCACCATCTACAGCCGCATCATGGATGGCACCTACCCAGACGTGGCCAAACTGGTACCCGCTGAGTTCAAAAGCACCATCACCGCCGATCGTCGCCGCTTGACCCGCGCCTTGGAGCGTGTCGCCATCATTGCCGATGCGCACAACTCCATCGTCAAGCTCGTAGCCGGTAACGGTGGACTTGAGATCACTGCTGAAGCCGATGCCAACAACGGCAAAGAGCTGCTCAAGGTGGAAGGCACCGCCAATGGCGCATGGGCGTTTAACGTCCACTACCTGCTGGATGGCATCAAGGCGTTCAAGCCTGCAGAAGCCATCACGCTGCACGCCAATACGGCAACCACACCCGTCGTGTTGACACCTAGCGGCGTGGACGGTGTAACTTATCTGGTAATGCCTGTGCAAATTAAGGGCTAATAGGTGGCAAAGAAGAGCACCAACACGGAGATCGACGAACGGGTCAACACCGTTTACGATCTCCTGTTGCGTGCTCACAGCAGGACGCAAATTCTTCGCTATGCCGCGGAGACGTGGCAAGTGTCCGAGCGGCAGGCTGAGCTTTATATGTCCCGTGCCCGCCAACTAATGCAGTTGGATGCAGAGCTAGAGCGGCCGCAGTGGCTTGCTGCTGCTGTCGCTCGCTTGCAAGATTACGAACGTGAAGCACGCGCCAAGGGGAACCTCAGCATTGCAATCAAAGCGCTAGAAGATCAAGCCAAGCTGTTGCGGTTTGAGATGTCGTGATTGAATTGCTGCACGGCGACTGCCTCGACCGGCTGCGCGAGCTGCCGGACTGCAGCGTGGATGCGTGCGTGACGGATCCGCCCTATGGGCTGAGCTTCATGGGCAAGGCATGGGATTACGACGTGCCGGGCGCGGAGGTGTGGCGCGAGGTGCTGCGGGTGCTGAAGCCAGGCGGGCACCTGCTGGCGTTCGCGGGCACCAGGACGCAGCACCGGATGGCGGTGCAGATCGAGGATGCGGGCTTTGAGATCCGCGACATGATCGCGTGGGTGTATGGGAGTGGGTTTCCCAAGAGCCGCAACCTTGACGGCGACTGGCAGGGCTGGGGCACGGCGCTGAAGCCTGCTCTGGAGCCGATCACGGTGGCGCGCAAACCGTTCAAGGGCACGGTGGCAGCGAACGTGCTGGAGCACGGCACCGGGGCGATCAACGTGGATGGGTGTCGGGTTGATGGGGGAGACGCAGAAGCCTTGGCAAAGAACTGGGATCGTCACCAAAGCAGCTCAATGGCCGGCACTGTGCAATACGTTGCGCAAAAGGCGGTTGATCTGCGTGGTTACGCGCCAGCAGGCCGCTGGCCGGCGAACCTGATCCACGACGGCAGCGATGAGCCCTGCGCGCTTCTCAGTGATGCCGCCCGTTTCTTCTACTGCGCCAAGGCCAGCAAGGCCGATCGCGGCGAGGGCAACGGGCATCCCACGGTCAAGCCCACCGAGCTGATGCGCTACCTCTGCCGCCTCGTCACACCGCCCGGCGGTGTCGTCCTGGACCCGTTTATGGGCTCAGGGTCCACCGGCAAGGCTGCGATGCTGGAGGGCTTCCGGTTCATCGGCATCGAGCGCGAGGCCGAATACCTCGAGATCGCGCGCCATCGGGTGCAGGCGGGTGACGTGCAGGGTGCATTTCTGTGAGCATCGTTAGCGGCATCTGCGAACCAGTGCCGCTGCTTGCATTCATGCAGCAGCAGACGCCTGAGGACACTGACGACTTGATCACCCGCATCCGCGCTGATCTGCACCCTGGGCAGCTCGCGTTTGTGGATGACAGCGACACGCAGATCCTTGGCATCTCAGCCGGTTACGGCGCAGGCAAGACACGTGCGCTGTGCGCTAAGGCGGTGATGCTGGCCGCGGCCAATCAAGGCTTCATCGGTGCAGTGATGGAGCCCACCGGCCCGCTGATTCGTGATATCTGGCAGAACGACTTTGAGAACTTCCTGGAGGCGTATGAAATCCCCTACACCTTCAGGGCATCACCATTGCCGGAGTACATGCTGCACCTGCCAGGCGGTGACACCAAGATCCTGTGCCGCAGTTTTGAGAACTGGAGCCGCATCATCGGTTTAAACCTTGCATGGGTGCTCGCTGATGAGATCGACACAGTGACGCCCAGCATTGCCAACAAGGCATTCCCCAAGATCCTTGGCCGCTTGCGCTCCGGCAATGTGCGGCAGTTTGGTGCTGCATCCACACCAGAAGGCTTCCGCTGGATGTGGAACACCTTCGGCAGTGAGGATGCCAAAGGGCGTGCGGATCGCAAGCTGATCAAGATGCGGTCAGCAGATAACCCGCATCTGCCGCCGGACTTTATTGAGCGACTGGAAGCCA